CGGGTTCATGCAAACTAAGTTCCTCCAATGCATTTTCCAACTCGTCCACGCGAATCTTGTCTTCCAAGCGTTTGTTCTTACACCAATATACGCTATATAGGAAGCTGTCCAAATCCAAAGGACAATTATAGTAGTATTTATCAAGGGAAAAACGACGCTTTAAAAAAGAAACGCCAGACAAATCGGTTGTCTCGATAAGGTCTCCATCCTTATCATCAGAAGTGTATATCATTTTGAATTCCGTAAACATGTTAAGCGCCACGGTCTTCTGGTTGTATTTGTCACTCACAGCGTCGCTTACGTTAACCACGTTGTCGTCGCCATAAGTGACGGCAAAACACTTGTCCCAAAAACCTACCCAATCACCTGTCAATGATATGTAACAAGCTACAAGCAATAGTAAAGAGTACATAGAATTGACGATGGTCGTAAAAGGGTGGCCACTAGGAAGAGACTTGTTCCACTGATACACGTGCCGCTGATCTTTGCCCAAACCGCCAATATGTCGAGAATGCGTCAAGTCTTGCCACAAAACGCGGCGAATCCTAGCATTCTCGGCACCATCGTTATACCATGAATTGATGTATCCTAAAATTACGTCCATGACACAGGGCTGCTCAGAAGAATCAAATGCCTTAAAATCACCAGCGAAAACCTTACCACCCTTAGAACTGAGCTTGCGAGCGAGAAAATCCCAATCGGTATAAGCACATATCCCAGGCGCCATACCAATGGCCGTGTGGTTGCGCATAAACTCAGACGAAAACTCCCCGAAATACATGCGCCACGCAACAACGTAGTCCAATGGTGCAGAGGAAATCAACCGTGTCGCCACAGCTTCGACTTTCTTCGCACTACGAAGCTCGTCCTTAAGAAAGTCATTGAAGAGCACACACGTACGCTCGTTGTTTCTAGCAGACGTGACGATATGCTCAACACGGCTACGTAATTCAACGGCTTTAGGACCAGTCAAATCATATTCCTCTGCATCTCCAAAAAAAGCTGTCTTTCCAGGAGAACTGCTCATACAGTATGGCCAACCAGGAGATGTGTTACGAGGAATAGCACGAAATTTACGCTCCGGAATACCGCAAATGGCTTCCTCAAAAGTCAAAATACGTCCCATTCTGCCATCTCTGGTGATGGCAGTCAAAGGCGTAAATGCAACGTGACAAGCGTGCTTCAGTCTCGTAACATCGTAAACGTACACTGGACTAGAATACGGCTTGACTGCGTTAGCCATAGGATATACCAAATTACCATCACGATAGACGGCGCTCAAAGGCGCAGGTAAACACTCATACTCACCAAAAGCGCCATACATTTTTGTAGGATAATAAGAAGTCTTGGGACAAATGACTATAGCCTTATCCAAAGTCCCAATAGGCAAAAAAGAACCCGCCTCTTCAAAAGGCAAAGGAGTGCCAGACTGAAGGGCAACCCCGCGCGAGCTAAGGTCGTCGTCGAAATTGTCGTCAATCGTCTGCAACATCTTGCGTGCAGCGACTACCATCTCGTAAGTTATTATATTACAGTAACCCTCGCCCCTCCTATCATTGCCAGCAACATGCAAACCAAAAATGGAATGGCCACTGTAAGAACTATTGTCCATTA